CATTCAAACTTTCGTTAGGAGATTGAGGAGCTTGTGGTTGAGGAGAGCCATAAGGTTGCTCAACACGCGAATCAGCTTCAAACGCATACTGTTGCTCACTAGGTGCGCTAGCACTAGCTTGAGCGTTAGAAGCAGCTACTTGATTTTTATATGCACGAGTAAAATCTGTTGCAGCCTTAGCGTAGGGATTCATCGAAATAAAAATAAAGCGTTAGAGCTATTTTAACCTTTTTATTAATACAAAACTATGGTAGAGGCAGTGGTGCCAACGCCGCTGATAGAAGTGATAGCAAAAGGAATCAAAGTATTCGCAGCCAAACCAGAAAGAAGCACGGTCTGACCTTGCGAATCCGAAAACTCAACTTGAACGTTACCTTGGCTTAACGTATAAAAACCGCGGGAAGTTCCAAATCTTTTAGAAGTAGCACTGGCCACGACAACGCCACTGGCATAAGGAAGCGCAGCACTTTGGCCGTAGTACGACCCAAAAGCACGAATATCCATGGCTGATAAAGCAATAAGTTTAGTTTACTCGGATTTGTCAATTAATTTTTTCAAGTACCATTCGCATTTTTTTAAATCTTCAATTCCGTTTTTGTACTCAGTGCGCCATAGATACTTGAGACAAGCGCCTCGACAGTAAGCTTTAAAACCTTCTGGACCTAGAGCTGCTTCAAGCGCATCAATACACTCAATATCACCTTGCGTATAGTGAATAGGATGCTCTACAGCATTATGAGAAGGGACTAGAGGAGTAAAGGGTTCCACTTTAAACCTTGAGGGGTTTGCGGACGGCATGGGCATCTCCGCAGCTAAACGTACTTTTGCAGCGTACTCCTCTAAAGACATAACCAACAAAAACGTATGAAGTTCAACGTGGAAGTATCCTAAAGCCTAAACATAGAATTTACAGTCAACATCGAACTATTGGTTTCAGACAAAGCTTGACTGTATTTTGTATCTCGATGGAGTACAAGGCCACAATCAGCAAGGGTAGCCACGCCTCCTTTAAAAATAAGAGGTACAACTCTTCGATGCTCTTGGTCTGGACTAAGCCCCTCGAAAGCTAATCCCATAGACGAGCGATCAGCAATAGGCCAATTTCTATGTGCAGTTTTGGAATAACTAAGTGTAGGGTCCGCACTAGCGGATTTAATATAAACTTCAGCATCCTCTTGATCTAAAATCATTAGACCGGCATAAGGGTTTCCTAATGACACAAACGCTACAAAACCATCCTCGTTGCCTGGTGTGATATAGGAAGAAACTACAAAGGGACGTGTACCCCAAACGTCTGGCGTAGGTTTATTAAGTTGCCACTTTTTATAGTTATCAAAAGGTATTTTTTCACCGTTAAAAATTTCATAACGGCAAAAACCAGGTTCTAGGTTTAACTGTTTAAGGCTGTCTTTGTACTTAAACCAATAATCAAAATTTTCACGAGAAAAAATCATATCGTTTTCAGCGTAAATATAAAAAGTGTATATTTTTTCTTTAATAACTTCTGCTAAGAGAAGTTTGTGCGCCCAAGTAAGTGAAAAACCAACATATTCTTCAGAAGCAACAATATAATTAGCAGTTAATTCTGAAAAATTAGAGTTAATTACTTCACGAAAGTCATCTACGTCCGCACGATGTTCCCAATCAATAAAAAAATAGAAATCTTTATCTCCGGGTAAAGTTTCATATGCCTGCAGCGCATCTAGTAAAGGATCTAACCTACTAAGCGGATTATGAGTGGTAAGAGCAATAAAAAAAGAAGGTTCCATCAGTACTCCAGAGTAAAGTTGCCTCGTTTTTGAAGAAACGTCATTAACCACGTGTAAGCGTCGAGTAAGTCATCGTGCGATGTGGCTCCGATATTGATCAATTGATCGATAAGCGCATCAAACTTGCGGAAACGATTAAACGTAACTTTTTTATTTTCTAACAGACCAAGAGTACCTCGGAATCGCGCAACTTTATCTCCTCGGAAACCTTTAACTTCATGAATGTGAATATTACCAAGCCCTCTTTCTTGGAGAAGGACGCGCCGAAGGTCTGCCGCCAAAGAAGCTTGATAGGCCACGGCTTCAACAACCAATGTTACAGACGAGTAAGTAGGAAGAAATTCACCGTTCTGAACTTGAAGGATTCCCCACTCAACCAACATGTCACAAAGCAAATCTATTTTCTCTAGGTTGCCGATTGAACGAACTTGGTGAGCGTCGATAATGTAGTACTTATCTTTTAAACGTCCTCCCAGCACAAAAGCAGTGTAATCAGATGTTTCATTTTTACTGGCAGAAAGGTCAATCCCTACTGCAAGAGTATCAAATTCAGTAACCACATCCCCTTTAATAATTAAATCGGGAGACAACACTAAATCCGATGTCATCACCGGTTGCTGCTGATACTGGTAAGCAAAAGCAACAGGATCTAGTTCTTTCTGACCTAATAAGTACTCTTCACTCCATTGCTCAGGCCAGTAGCTGCGAGCTTCACCGTCGTCATCATAAGTAAGAGCTTCTTGTTGTACTTGTTTCCATCCCTTTTCAGGGATAAACATTGTTTTATGAATATCTAAAGGGTGAAAGCGCGTACCCAAACAGATTGAACGACCACCTTCAAAAATAATCGGAGAAATAACAGAAGACCAGTTATTATTCATCTCCTCCCGAATTGCCGGATTTTTAATATCAGTAGAACTTTTAATAGGGTCATCAACAATAACTAAATGTGCTCGTTTAGAAGTAATAGAACCACGCAGGCCAGCTGCTCTCAGCGTAAATTCTTCATCACCCACGCGATTAATCCCTGCGTAGTCAAAATCAATACTCCAACCAATATCAGACTGCATACCGGCTCGTAACTGAACCTTAGGAAAGATTTTTTTAAAAGTTGACGAATCGATTAACTGCCTAATAATTCGACTTTTTGGAATGGCCGTGGCGATGTTATACGAACAATAAATAATCTGAAGCGGAAGCCCTTTTGTAGTGTGTTTTCCAATAATCCACGCGGTGAAAAGGTTTAGTACAGTGCTCTTAGCAGAACCTCGTGGGGCTAGAATATCTAGATTAGGTCCAGCGATATCTATTAAGTACCTACTGCTCTCACCTGTGATTAAGTGCTTATGCCACTCCAGCATATGTGGTGCCGGAGCTTTATCCAGCAGTGTACAGAATGTGTGGAAGTCATCCTGAGCCCTATTAAAAACATTATCTAAGACACCGGTATCCTCATCTACTGCTTTTGCTGCACGAAGTTGAAGGGCGCGTCTATAAGCAAAACTCTCTCTGCTTGGCATTTTTTTGGAAACTGCCTGTATATTGGTAGCAAGATTCTACTGCCAAATGGCTAAAATTCTTTGGTACGGCGATATCCTGTCCAACACAGGATTTGCTCGTGTATCACACAGTATTCTAGAGCACTTACATAAGAAGCACGAGATTGTTTCGTACGGAATTAATTACACAGGAGATCCTCACTCCCTCCCTTATAAGGTCTATCCAGCAGCTGCTCTAAATCCACAGGATCGGTTTGGGATTGGACGTTTGCCTGTAGTGGTCGAACAAGAAAATCCAGACTACATTATTTGTTTAAACGATATTTGGGTTGTCAATCAAGTTTGGGAACGCATCCATTTTCTTCAGCCTCAACTTAAATTTAAATTTATTCCGTATTTCCCTATTGATTCCGAATGGTATCCGGATTCAATGCTGCGTTTTGTAAAAGATTGGGACTTTCCTATTACTTTTACAATTGACCAAGCACAAAGAATTACAAGACAAGGAGTCGAACCAAAGTTGTTGGGAGTTATTCCTCATGGTTTAGATGCCAACAAGTTTTATCCGATTGATCAAAATGAAGCTAGAAAAGAATTAAGAATTCCAGAAGATAAATTTATTGTCTTAAACGCCAATCGGAATCAACCGCGAAAACGTATTGATCTAACAATCAAAGCCTTTGCTGAATTTGCCATAGATAAACCAGATACATGTCTGTACTTACACATGAGCGAAAAAGACCTGGGCTGGGATGTACGAGCTATCTTTGAATCAGAAATGAAACGACGAAACCTTGAATCTAATATGCGTTTATTTATGACTTCTAACAACATCGATTACACTAACGCTCCTCCGGACGAGATGCTTAATAAGATCTATAACGCTTGCGATATCGGTATTAACACTGCTGACGGAGAAGGCTGGGGACTTGTTCCGTTTGAACATGCTTCCTGTAAAAAAGCTCAAGTTTTACCTAACCACACTTCTTCAAAAGATATTTGGAAAGGAAAAGCGCTTCTAGGCGATATCTCATCGTGGGTTATCGACAAAGACCTTGGAGTAGAACGAGGCATTGTGGACATCTTCAGCATGGCTGAGTTAATGTCTCAGCTGTATGAAGATGAAGTGTATCGAGAACATGTAGCCTCAGCTTGCTACGAAGTAACCCAAAATCCAAGCTACAGGTGGAATAAAGTTGCCGAAGGTTTTGATAAAGCAATGACGGAGCTAAGCAAATGAGCCTGCAATTTCATCGCTACAACGCTATGTATACACGTGTTCTACACCCTGTTAGAACACCTGTTAAATCCGGATTTCCTACCGTCTATCAGCAAGCGGAAGAACTAGGAGGCACTTTTACACGGATTCAAAAAGGACTTCCTGAGAACTCAATCGCTAACTTTAGCCCTTGCGTTCTTCAGCATAAAGGCTCCATGCTTATTGCTTGGCGCAGTCAGCCCGAGCCCTTTTGCTTTCGGGCAGACATGAAATATTTTTATTACAACAACACTCCCACAGATATTTATGTTGGTCAGTTGTTCTCAGATGACACAATCGCAGCCCCTAAAAAACTGCGCTCAAACAAGCACAAGCTTAGTTACGAAGATCCTCGGTTATTTTTAACTCCGGACGACGCTCTGCACTGTCAATTTGTAACCAGCTCTTATGCCACTCGGTGGGACACATCAAAGCATTTGTTGGTCAGTCAACCAAAAATTTGCGTAGGTGAAGTAAACGAATATGGTGAATTAGTAGATTGCGTATATCCTCCAGTAGGTGTGAACTTAGTCCCGGGTCAAGCAGAAAAAAACTGGTGTTTCTTCTCCGACGAAAACTCTCTACGTCTTCTTTATTCAACATTGCCCTTAGTAATTAAAACTCCGGGTGAACCTGATAAAGAAATCAACTCTGAGTGTTTAACTCAGGTTACTGGGCCACACGCCACTTTTAACTCCACGGCTCCTGTCGATCTAGGAGATGAATGGCTTGTGTTTTTCCACTGGAAACACATGGCAATGGAAACGGCAACTGCGCAACCTCATCTGGTTTATCACCTAGGTGCCTATTGCTTAGATAAAAAAATGACAAAAATCACTCGAATGGTAAAAGAACCTTTATTTTCAGGTTCTAAAAATGATGAAGTAATCACGTGGACAGATTGTGTAGGTAACGCTGTTTCTTCTCAACCAGCGTGTATCTTGCCTTTCGGCTGCTATGTAGAGGATGACGAACTCGTCATGTCCCTAGGGGTAAATGATTGCTTTATGGGTATTTTTAGAACGGGAGTTTTTGAAATTACTACACTTATGGAGCCTGTTTAATCAGCTTTTTTCTTCTCTTTCTATAGTAGACCAGATTACTACAGAAGCATCTTCTAACAAAGAGAACATGGTGGGTACGTCTTCAAAAGTATTTAGAAGTTCACGTAAACACCTATCTGCTCCTGCAAGTAAGAGTCCACGTCGATCCACACCGTCCGTAAGCTGACGAACAGCTTGAATATGACTGCGTAGTTCTTTTTGGAGAACTGAAATTTTAGTCGCTGCTGTAGCGTGATCCAACATGCCAGTCAGAGTCATCTGACGGACATTATGTAAGTCTGTTTTTAACGAATCAATTTCAATTAAAAGAATCTTTCTCAAATCTTCTTTTGGGTATTTCTCTTGTACCCAAGCTGTAAGATCAGAAATAGAACCCGCATAAGCAGGTTTTAAAAAACGAGCATATAAAAAAGCTTCTATATCGCTAACACTGTTCTTTGCATAGTGAACAAAAGCATCTTTTTGAGACTTATCAAGCGAATCTAACCATGATCCAACCGTGGTTGAATCCCCAATTTGCGCCTTAATCATGCGAAGAAGCGTTGTCCGGCTAGAGCAGTAGACGTACCATAACGCTTTAAAGCTAATTGAGACTCAGTGCTTCCTTTAATTTTGGCTAAATCACTAAGAGTTTTAGCTTGTTGTAGTTGAAGATTACTAGACAGCGCTTGAGCTCCTAAAGCTAAAGACCCTTCTGTCTTTGCTCGGCTGGAAAATACATCAGCTAAGGTAGCCGCTTGTTTAGCCGCAACTTGCGCCCGTGTAGTTTCTTGTAAATTTTTTAACCCGTAGTTAGTAGCAGCAGTTAAGTTTGCAAGTTGATTCTCACCGCCAAGAGCTGCTGACCCTGCCTGTTGTGCAAACTGAGGCGCCAAAAGTTCGGTACTAACTTTGGCTTGCCCTAACGTTTTCTGCAAATCAATGCCGCCACCAACTAAACCAAGAACTTCAGAAGCTTGAGCAGCTGTCTGTGTCTGAGCTTGGTTAATAGCTTCTTTAAGTACTGAAAGTTGTGCCGACGAAAGAGTCGAACCTTCCAGTCCTAATGCACCACCAAGGCTACCCTGAAGAACAGATAGTCCCTGCATTGCTGCAGTTAAAGGGCTGGAAGCAGCGGCAGCTTGAGCTCCATACTGTTGATAATAATCAATAGGAGCCGCTTGAGCACCTCCTCCTCCGCCGCCAAAAATACTTCCGACAGCTCCAGCAATAGCAGGTATAGCAGCAGCAAAGCCCATAATTAAAAGACAGGTTTACCTGGTTCGTAGGCGTTAATCGCAGCTTGCGTGGGACCAGTTAATGCGCTTAAAACATTAGCGTTAGGAGTACCAGCAATATAAGCTACATTCATCATAGAACGAGCTAGCTCAGTATCTCGATTAATTTGAGCTTGAGTAATTGCTTGCCACGATTGAATATTCTGAAGTTCAATGTCGCGAGCAGTTTTCTCGCGCATTTTTTCCAGAGCCGCTTGCTTAGCGATCTCAGTTTGCTGACCATAAACGTCAACATCAATCTGACTGGTCTCGCGACGCCAGTTCGGATCAAGAGTACGATTAGTTGCTTCAGCTTGTTGCCTTAAATACTCTTGAAGAACAGCAGCTAAGCCGCCAGCATTAGCGCTCCCCTGAGGCATACCCTGTTGTACAGGAAGACTAGGAAGACCTGCTTCCCATGCTTCGGGAGGAGGAGGGGGAGGTCCTTCATTAGCAGCAGAAGTAGGAGGCTGTGCCTGAGCTTTAGCCTGTGGCTTTGCTTGAAGTTCTTGATACTTTTTATTGACGCCAACACCAACGTCAAAAGCCGTTTTAATAGGACCTAAAAGAGGGTTTGTTGAAATAATTGCGTCAAGAAAAGCTTGACCAGGATTAACGAGAGCCATAATCAGAATGCCCTCGCAGCTTCAGTAAGAGGAACAATATTTTCAGGGCGTTTAGCGATGTTAGCAATTGCGCTTTCAAGCACATCACCAGCAGAACTAAGTCCAGTACCTAGAGCGGCGGCCATGGCTGGACGAGTAGCTGCCTCTACATCAAGTTGCTTAAGCGCATACTCGCGGGCACCAGCTTCAGCAGCTGAACGACGAAGTTCTGATTCACGCTCTTCGATAATTTGATCTGCGTCAAGAAGCTCGTAGTTTCCGCCAAGTTTATTCAAAGCAGAGCGACGGTAGTTCTCTTGATCTACGTAACGTTGGATTTCTTTGACATCCTGCAACGTAATCATGAATTTTGAACCTGAACCGCCTTGAGCAGGAGCAGGTGTCAAGCCGCCTGGTGCCACAGCTGATTGAATGCCCCCGGCAACAGTCTCACCAAGAATGTTGGCAAGAATAGCGGTCAGCAAACTACCCCCTCCGGCAGCAGCAGGAGCAGCGACAGCCGGAGCGGCTACAGATGCAACAGCAGGAGCAGCTAGAGCTGCAGCAGCAGGAACAACAGCAGCTGTAGTTCCCCATGAAGGAACCTGGGCAAGTCCTTCCCCAAGAAAACTATACCTAGCCATTAGAAACCTCCGGGGTTGTCATACTTAGTGCCGCTAAGAGGCTTCTTCATAAATTTTAGGATATTATCCTCATTATTTGCAGGAATTAAACCAGCTTCTTGCGCAGGAGAAGGCAAAGCTGAAGTCTGAGGAAAATTAGAACTTATATACATATTCATAAACGCAGAAGCATTTGTCTCAGGAGCAAGCCTACGAACATCTCGCTCAATAAGTTGTTTCTGACGATTATTCATAATCAGCCTAAAGGTTGATAAGCCTGAGAAGCAGGAATATGATTCGAGCTTGGGGCATTTAGCATCGAATAGTTTGCTCCTAAGTTAGGAGTGTCGTACTCAGCAGGACGTTGTGACGACAAAGCGTCCATATGTTGATCACCTTGCTCCTCCAAACGATCTAGAAGTTCAAGCATCAATTGAACCATCTCAGGATTTTGCTCCAAAATAGTGAGAAGTTCAATTAAATACATATCCTCATAAGGGTCTTCTACTTCTGTATTTAAACGAGAAGCCAGACGAGCCTTTTCCATAGGCTGCGTGGTGTCCGGCATCGAGTTTAACGACCGGGTAGCACCTGTATAAATTCCTTCAGGATCTTGGCCAGGAGCAGGAGGAAGAGCTTGACCAAATCTACGAATAACTTGAGCAGTCAAAGGCGTTGCTGCCGCCATTTCCGCCGGAGTAGTCGGCACAGGAAGGCCCAGAACACGGGCTGCTAACTCATAATCAGCCTTACTAAACACCTGAGCACACTGCAACTGCTACATCCATTGTACTGTTAATTCCCAATAAATCGCCCGGATTGCAGTTCAGGGTTAAGCACAGTTTCTCTAGAACGTCAGGAGAAGGTATATACCGAATATCACTGTATATTTTGCGGGTTGTTGTAGGAGATAAATTAGCTAGCTTACTAAGCGCAAACGACGACAACTTCTTAGCATCTAAGACCGGCTTTAAATTATTAAATAACTTATCCCCAGTGGTGTAGGAGGAGTAAAAAGGCATCTTACTGAGACTAATTTAAGCTAATCATAAATCCTTATATCTTTAGAAACCTAGATGCTTCTGACGTACAAATTCTAAATTGTACATAGTGAAATCAATAGGGAGTTCTGGGTTATTAAAAGGTGCTCTATAGATTTCTCCATCCACATGGGACTGCCATGCTGGGCTCCACTTATGGTGCATATACATTTTGTTAAGCTCATGTGCCACATGGATAGCTTCCGCAATCTCTTTTTCGGAACGCCAGGTTTGACTTCCATCTGAATAATCGTTCTTTTTACTACCGTGGTAGTAACCATGCTCCAGGTCTAGGACGCGCTTAACGCCATCGTAAAGAAACCGCATACCGTAATCCATGTCTTCGCAGTAACCCGGATATAAATTCTCATCAAACAACCCATAAGCCTGCACCATCCAGTCCTTAAGAAGAAAGATATCCCAGCCTCCCCCAGCACCGTGCACAGTTCCAACCTCAGGATCTTGCGCTTTCTGGTTCATCTCTTCTAAAAAACCAGGCTCAAACATTACGTCATGGTTACTAATAACCCAGTAAGAAGCGTTCATAAACGATTTAATTATTAAGTTCCAAGCACCCGAACAACCTAGATTCGCAGGCAAGTGGCACACATGCACATTCTTCACAAATTTATTTGCCATCTGTTTTACGCTCTCAACCTCAGCAGTAATCTGCCCCCTACCGTTATTATTAAAGACAACAAAATTGTCTACAGGATAATCTATGCTCATAAAGAGCCTATGTAGCCAATAAGGACTATTTACAATTGCCGTACCCAAAACAGGAATAGAAGAAGCCATAAACCTTTAGCTATGGCAACATAGTAGCACAATTAAATTTTCTTAAACATAGTGCAACCAATTGCTTCTTCAGTAGCAAATTCAGGTAAAGAAAAGCCGCAGCCGCTTCGTGAGCTGAAATTAACACAGTCAAAACAAGGGCACTCTTCAGTAGTATTAACGATTTCTTCTGTTAATTCGTGAACTATAGAAGCTCCAGCAAACACCGTGGCAAGAGTATTAAAACGCTGCCGAAGACTAAGTAACTCTGAATAAACGTCAGAATTTATGTCGTAACGAGTTTCTCTAAAGGAACACTTACTGCAGCTAAAGCGCCTTCGCCTACCTTCAACAATTTTTCGAGATTCAATAATTTTATAACCTTTAGAGTTACATTCAGGACATCTATAAGGGTCGTTACCAAGAGCAGCGAGTTGAGTCTCAGAGTGTGGTTTTAATTGAGCAGCCATTTGTGTTTATAAAAGTAGCCGAGATCAGATTTGAACTGACACTGAACGGATTTTAAGTCCGTCGCCTCTGCCGATTGGGCTACTCGGCCATGTCAGCATGGTAGCACTATTCGTCGGCTGAGTCATACAGCCAAGTGATATCACCAGGCAATGGTTCGCACCCATACTCATAGGTGTCATAGTCCTCATCGTTCCTGGGATCCTCGACTGGTGCTTCTTTTGGATCAGCCATCGGCTTCAAGCTGCTGCATTAATTTTACTTTCTTAGCTGCCACAGCCCTTAAAGCATTACTGACACTGGAGCACTGGTAAGAGCAGTAGGGATCAACAGGAACACTTCGATTTTTTTGTCGTTTTAACCAATCTTTCAGCCGTGGACCCCTGAGCTCAAAGGGACTCCCGCAACGAGGGCAAACACAGAACAGAACAGGACGTGCCATTAGATATTTTCGTAAAGGCCCACACGAGCGTTGGCCCAAGTTCTGCATCCCCTAGGAACACCTTGAGCATCGTAACCATACTTCTCATAAGCTTCTTTCTTGCACTGAGTGACCAGCTCAATAAATTGAGTCTGTTTTGCTGTGAACTTGGTTTGATTGTCCAGTACAAAATTAATAAACCAGACACTAAAAACAGTTACAAGAACCAGAAACAAAAGTTGAGGGCTTTTCCAGATAGCGACTACCCCGAGAAGATGGATGGTGTCGGCTTTGACCGAGAGACGAGGACTCATGGAGCTCCTGAAGTGACTTAGACAGTATAGAGCACACAAAAACAGCCTGTCAACCCCTAGAAAGTCTGTTACTATGTTGATGCTGCTCATACTTCGATGACAAACCCCAAAACTTCCTTCAAAGATTTGATGAGTCAGATCAATAAGGAAGCTTCGGCTGCCAAAGTTGTCGTAGAGGGCAAAAAAAAGTTAAGTGAGCGATATACCTTTAACCAAACTTGGTACGACGCTCTGTTAAATACAGATTTAGTGCTCTGTACCCGTGACGAAGCCAAAGACTTGGCTCTGAAGCCTGCCGAAAAGCGAAGAATTGTTGAAATTGGAATTTACGAAGGCGCTTCGAGCTGTTTCTGGTCAGATTTTTACATGTCTCACCCGGAATCACGTCTAATTTCTATTGATCCCTTCACTGGAAGCGACGAGCACCACGCTAAACCTGAGAACTACCCTGAATTAGCTCAGATTGAGCTGACGGCCCGAGGAAATATTGCAAAGTCAGACAACGCAGCCAAGATTGAAATCGTCAAAGGCTGTAGCTGGGACGTTTTCCCTGAACTAAACCGACGTTTTGGCGGAGAAGCCTGGATTGATGTGCTGTATATCGATGGTGCGCACGATTCCGCTTCTGTTGCCCGCGACACTACCCTTTATGTGCCTATGGTTAAAGAAGGTGGAATTGTTATCTTTGATGATTACGGCCACCCGGATGTCCGCCGCGGTGTGGACGGAGCATTGAATGCGTTCGCATCCATGGAACTGGCTATCTACTCAGGCTGGCAACTGATCTGCAAAGTCAGCAAGATCGCCGACTCTCCAACGAGTTAATTGCAGCTTGCGCTCCTCCACGAGATGCCAAGAACTTATGGTGCTTTTAGTCCCCCAAGGAGCAACGATTGTGATGCTGCTGTCGTCATTTGATATAACTTCAAAGTCGTCAGCCATCGAGCCAGTGGGTGAATAGGTAAAGGGCGACCCCAGACTTTCGGGGCGAGGTACATTTAATGCAGTTAACCTAGCTGCACCCTTTATATTTTGGGACCTCCTTCCATACTGTGGGTATGACGAGTATCCCGTGTTGCGGGTCCCATCCCCGCTGGGTTCTTTAGCAAGATCAAAGAACGCACCCTTCCGTTTAGCCGGAAGTACACTGAGCCCGATACTAACGCAGAGCGGGAACTGAATTATTATACCGCCTAGTTTCCACAGCTGGTTACTCTTCCTGCTTGCGGTGTTTCGTGTTTTTACTTCTTGCTTTTACGTTTCTTCTTTCCTTCTTCGGTTCTACCCGGTCCCCAACTGTAGAGCAGCGGGTGGGTTAAGCAATACTCCCGAAACAATTGTTTGCACTCATCTTCAGCTATACCAAGAGCTTTTGCAGCTTGCGGCACGTTCCACCTGGCGACAAACAACATCGTCAGCGGATCGGGCTGGGGCGCACTGGTTGATTTTGGCTTAGTCAATGGCTAGTTCACCATCCTGATTCCAGCTTAAATAATTTACAAACGACACCTGGTTACTACCTGACTTGTAGCTAGCCACGCTGGGCGCGTTTTCTCCGCTAACCAACGAAATCAGTTTACCAACTTCGTCGTAAATGTCCGTTGTCGAACCCTCGAACACACCCATGGGTCTGACCTCGCTCCCCACATTCTAGAGGCATGGAGGCCCGACTATCGTTGCTACGACTAGTATTTTCACAATTTCTATGGTTTCTACTCCTGCGCAGGGCTTTGCTCTGTGGTCGATGACTGTTCTTCAAGTTCCTCGGCAAGAGCCAGCAGATAGTTATACATGCTTTCTTCGGCAGCGTGGACACCGGCAGCAGCATCACTATCGTCTAATGGATTGCGGCCAGGCTGGAGTTGCTCAGCGATAACAAGAAGCACAGTGGCCGCCACATGACTGACGTGGCACCAATGGTTTGTTTCGTAGTGCTTTACAGCATCCAGTATTGCCTGGGCATTTGGCGAAAGGATTGTCATTGCGCCTCCAGTTCAGCGGCAAGGGCGTAGAACTTACGGTTAGCAAAGGTAAGACTTTGAAAGCCTGTATCAGCAGGCACTATTTGATCCGCAGCAGCACGAATGGCGGCAGCTGCTAAAACTCTGTTGGGCATGTCGTAGCAGATGGCATCCAGCACTGCCTGCGCAGCTGGGGAAAGTTCAGTCATTTCTTCTCCATTTCAGAAGCAAGTACAGCAGCAGAGCGCAGCATTGTACTTAGTTTGATTGGTTTCATCTCACGCCCATTGGCAAAACGAATAGCCCAACGAACGCCCATGGAGATGTTGCCGTCACCTAAACGCCGAGCGGCCTCAATTTCCTCACGAGACAGACGTATGTTGACTGTGAAGTTAAGACCTTTGCTACGAGCTTCACGGTCTTTAGTCAAATCATTGGCGTTAGCCATGGGCCTCCAGCTCGTCGGCAATGGCGAGGAGTTTGGCGCGAACCTCCGGCGTAGAAAGAATTAAGAACAAAGTTGAGTTCCACGGCGTTGTGGTTTCTGGCACCACCTGATCCGCAGCAGCGCGAAGGACGGCGGCAGCAATCCAAGGTGCATGGCACTCTGCGTTCACTTCAAATCTTGTTGCATCCAACACTGCCTGCGCGGCAGGGGATAAGACCATTTTCGTGGCGTCAGGAAATTGGTCAGTCATTGGGCAATACCTCCAGTGCGCGGCGAATAAGATAAATATCAATGTCATCATTTTCTAGTGCAGCAAGCGCCTGCTCCTTCAAGCTCGGCGGCTTCGGGCGGCGGGCGGCGCGGAGTTGTTCCACGTCCCAAGGAGTCATCTCTGGGATCCACTCACAACACGCCTCCAGCTCCTGGTCGGCGCCCCAGCGGGCGGCACGAGTAGCCAGATATTGCGGGGAAAAGTGAAGCTCGCCTGTGCTTGATTCTTCACGCCACTCCTGCACCAGCTCAGGCGGTGGGGTGATTGGGTGGTTAGTCATCAAACTCACTGTCAAATGTAAAATATTCAAGAATAGAAGCCATCACAGCAGAATCAATAGATTCAATGATTGCTTCAGGAGTTGGATCTTCATCGTGTTTAAAGGCGCGATAGTAACCACGCCGTACACCCTCCTCGACTGC